AAACCACCCGTACCTTCTCCAAATATCTTTGGAAAACCAAGGTTACCTGTTGTTCCGAGATATCCTAACCCTGCAAGCGCAGCAATTTTACCTAATTTACTTTTTGTAAGTTTCTTAACTGCTTTTCCTGCTCCACCTAGTAAGCCACCTACTGCATCACCAACGCCTCCTAAAAAGAAAGGCTGTCTTATTCCTGCAATGCCTCCCCGGTCATAACCGGCTCGACCGCCGCGTGCTGCTTCAAATGAAATTTCTGGTTCAAATGAAATTTCTGGTGACGTGACTGTGGGTACCGGTGATTGTAATCCATACTCAGGATAAAGGAAGTCTAAACGGTCCGTCGGAAAAGTTGTGCCATAATCTAATGCGGCGGCTGCTGCTGCATCTGCTTCTGTTGTATATTCTGTGTTTACTGGTACAGTGCTTGTAGTATCGGTAACGATGGATCCTTCTCCTTCTCCGCCTGTTGTGGTAGTTGGTTCTGGTTTTGGTCCAATTACTCCAGTTTCTAAATTTCTAACATTAGGTCCTTCACCTATTTCTCCTGTGTTAGGATCTTCTTCTAATATACCAAACTTAAGTGCCCATTCTAAATCTTTTTCTGCTTGTCCTTCAGTATCTTCATCTCCTGTATATATTGGTCCTTTCATTGTATCTGGAGTTCCATAAGCTTCACCTTCATAATCTGTTGGTCCTTGATCAATATTAAAATCTTCATGAGGATCAGGTCCTGGAAGTACTGGTGGTCCTGATATTATTCTTGGTGGTCCTTCTACTCCAGTTACAGGTAAATTAGGCCCTTGTAATATATCTCCTGTAAGAAGATCTTCATTAGAAGGTACGTTTACAACTTTAACTTCTCCAGTTCTTGTATCTTGTACTATTTTAGTTTCTGCTGGTGTATATGCAGGACTGCTTGGCTGCCAGTTTCCGCCATTACCACTGCTAGATGCAGGTGTATGAGTCGGTGCACTGGCACGACTTGCACTTCCTGGAGGTCCATAGGATCTGGATGTTGAATCGCTATGAGGACTTCCTCTATAAAATCCTATTCTCCCGCCTTGAGCTCTTTTTTCAGGAGGAGATCCCATGTTAACCATGTCTTGCAGAGACATAATACCTTCTAGAGAATGAAATATATCTATTGGCATTGGATCTTGGTTTAAAGCATGCATTGCTTGGACATATTGTAAATAATTACTTAGTCCTGCTGTTCTTTTATTTTCCTGTGGACCTTCTTTGCCAGTATATTTAATGTCTGGTGCGCCTGCGTCTAATGAATTTATTCCTGTGTTTTGTGCCATAGTTATAATGTTGGTTTATATTAAAGGCAGGGATTTCACCTGAGTTTATACACTTACTTGTTTTCTACAAGTAAAGCAAGACTATGTTACTTCTCTTGGCTTAATTTCTAAAGCCGAAAGGATAACATGTAGTCGGTTAGCAGTGGCTGCAGTCACCTTAATCACTTCGCTTTCCTTAACGACTAAGGGTTGACTGAGCAGTTCTGAAGTTCCTTTTGCGGATATTGCCTTGGTCACAAAAAGGTTAAAAACCGCGTCATCTGTATCTGTTAGCGTTACCGTAATGGTATCGGCATTGTTTGAATCTTCTGATACGAGAATCGATTTTATCACAGCAGTCGTTGCTGTGGGTACCGTATACAATGTTGTTGCGCTGGTACTCGTTAGATCTGCTTTTTTGTTGACGAATGCGTTTGCCATTATCCTAAAAATAAGCTTACTGCTTCAGCTTCTTCTTTTAAATCCTGTTGAAAAGTTGTGTTTAATTTCTGTACGATACTATCGACATCCCTAACGAATGCCTGTTGGACCAGCTGATCGTATTTATCTAAAGGCTGTGTAAGTGATTGTACAATTCTTGCCATTATCTTCTCCCGTCTGGTTGTGTATCTATTCTAAATGTTCCTAGTTTCCAATGTTGATTGGTACTATCATTGGATACTTTTAAAGATATAGCACGTGCACGCGCTCTGGTATCTATTTTTGTTGTGCTTGTTGTAGCAGTAAAGGGTCCCAACGATGAACTCGCTTGCGAATCTGTTGGATAATTTTTTAAGTTAAGCGTAACTGTTGCATCTCCTGTTTGCTGTAAAAAGTCAGGGAGTACTCGTCTAATTTTCATAATGACATCGCCGTCTCCACCAAGTCCCTGTTGATTAATATCAAAATCTCCAGACTCGATGTTAGCAGCAATGGCGCTTGATGCTCCAGCCTTGATTTGATTGACGCCTGTTTCGTGCTCGAAGTAGGTTGTAACACCATCGGTATTACCTACCGTCGAGTCGCTCGTTGCACTTGAATCATATTCAGTTGCGTGCGGCTTGCCAAATACTGAAGAATCTTGCCACGCAGATCTTGCCAATGAGCTTGTTGTCCACACGGGTCTTTCTGCAGTGGAATCCATATAGTTATAAGTGACCGATCGATTGTTCGATGCTGCACCACTACCCGGATAGAACCAAGTCACTTCACCAAACAAGTTATTTAATCCTGCACAAATGTGATTTCTTGGTACCGTATTAATGTCATCAAAAACATAATCTTCAACGAGACAGGGTAAAGATTCAAGTCGACCGGTATATCTAAAGAAACCATTTTCAGACATCCAGTAAGCTGAACCATCTACTTCAACTGCTGCTCTGTGTCCAATCAGTCCACAGCCTGTTCCTACTTGCTGAAAAGAAAAAGTAAAGGGAGCACCAACAAATCGCATAATAAATAAAGCATTATCCGTCCAAACATAAATAGCATCACGACCTCTAATGGCTGCTACAATTCTTGTACCATCTGCAATTCTTTGTGTACCAGCTGTATTGGTTGCGGTTGGTGTATAAGTATTAATATCTTCCTGATCGGACCAACGAATATACATATTATCTTGTGTAGATGTTGTTCCAATCGTAGTTTCAGTTCCAAAAAATACTAAGTGTCGATCGGGCGTAGAAACTAAAGTTTGTTTTGCAGCCGTAGGTGCGCTTGTTACTGCGGTTGCCCGTGTTGATGTTGCGCCGGTTGCATTCGAATCCCATTCAAACGTTGATCCATCATTAATCGTTGCAATGAGTTTATTACCAAAATTATCTAAGTGCCATAAACCAGGAGCGGTAATGATATCACCTGTTTGCGATGCACCCCATTTGGTATAATCTGAAGCATCCGTTACCGTTGCTCCATCCGAGTGAGAAGCGGCTGTCGTATTATCTGCTCCTCTTGTTAGTCCGGATAAAGTATCGGTTCCTGTTGTGTTTGTTGTGTAAGCAACACGTTCACTATCTATTAAAACTGTTCCCGATGAAGGCATGGATCCTGAATCCGCTAGGACAATACTTGTAGATGAATCAGTTAATGCTCCATTTAATGTGGATGTGATTGCACCTGAAACAATACCACCCCAGAGTCCTAAACCCCAGCCGGCTGCTGATTCTTCAACGGCAGGACCGATAGAATAATAATATTTAACTCTTATGCCTCCGGATGTGGATGCTCCCGAGCCACTTTCGTTTGATCCCATCTCAACTGTGATCGTTGTGCTGGACGGGACGGTAGCGACTTGAAAATTGTAATCATCAAAATCCCCAGAATCAAAATTAGAATCGGTAATAGCAGTAAAATTATCCAAAAGAATAATATCGCCTTTAGTAATGTTGTGAGCACTTGCAAACGTGATCGTGACTGTGGCATCGCCATTGGTTGTTGAAAAGGCATTGGTTAATGTGGTTGTACTTTTAAGAGGAGTTATATCATAAAAAGCTCCTCCAGAATAGACGTATAAAAATCGGTTGGTGCCTAAAGCGGCATACTTAATTCCACTGGAATTAATAAAATGGTGTAGCGCCGTGTTTCTTCCTGTTAAAGTACTACTACCTAGTTGAGCCCAACCACCTATTTTTTCAGGTGTTTGATATCTAAACCGTACATAGTCTCCACCAATCCATTGGCCCTCACCTCCGGTTGCTGTGACTTGCTTATTGAATCCTGGTGCAAATTTTACTTTTTGTAGCATACAAAACCTGTTTGTATTTAATTATACTAAATTTTTGGCTAGATCAACTATTTAGGAATGCCTAGCATTGGTCGATTGTCGAATTTATTCTTCTCGGCAAACCTGCCATCGGCATGATTATAATGCAAAAACGTCTGAACGCAAAGGTTTCCTTCAAAAGGTTTTCTCCAGTGTTCAAGCTCGCAGCCGCTATAAATCAGCATATCGCCTACGCCTAATTGAACTTCAACGCCTTCAGGGGCGTTGGGTTTGACGACTGTTGTAGTTTCATGACCAGAGAGAATGTTATCTGCTCCTGTAGGATCGATGAAAATGGACCAGGGATCTCCTCCTAAATGTATCGTAGTTGATATTTCACAGCTAGGTCTATCTTTATGCCGATAAAGGATATCTCCTTTTTTATAAGCTCGAGTATAGGTATAAGTAGGTATGAGTCTTAAATCAGTATGGTGTTGCATAACAGGAAGTACTTTCATCATCAACGTTTCCATGAACATGTCACTATAACAGGAATAGGTATTAGGAATTTGTTTATCTTTCCAAGTCCCAAAGCCAGGAGTAAATTCAGAAATATAATTATTCTTATGCATCCAAGTTACAGCATCCCGTTTTAAAAGAAAGTAATTCAAGGCAAAATTAGCAAGTTCGTGGGAGATCGCCTTTTCTATAACTTGATATTTCTTTTCACTAAACATATTCTTCTCTAACCTTTCCTGAATAATACGCAGGCATCACTTGATCCACGTCTCCATTTGCATCTCTTCTAATTTGAAGATCTTTCGGCAGGTGAAATAGTTTTCGAATCTCTGCATCAGTCTTTAAAACTTTTCCTTCAATTGGCAATGTGTCTGCTTTAAAATTAGTAACGACAGCTGGAATCATTTTAATTCCTAACGTCTTGGCAACGGCCATTCGATTGTTTCCTACAATAACCTTAATGATATCTCCATAAGCTTTGCCATTAGCCCAACAATAGATGGGATCTTTCATTCCATATTTTGTCATAGATTGAGTTAAAGCCTCTTTAAATTCTTTTTCGTCTTTATGAAACTCAGGGCGATCTAAATAATCAATTTTTTCAAAAGGAAGTTCTATATAAACAGTTTCTATCATCGTTGTAAAAAATTAAAGGATACAGATATTCGTGTATCATTACTTTTGTTAGGTCTAACTTCGTGCCATAACCAAGCAGGAAACATAATAATTCTTCCTGCAACAGGTTCATAATGAACTTCTCTCCATACTTGTGAAGGTAGTTGTCCTTTTTTACGATTAGGCATGGTTGTATGAACACCAGGTCTTGGATCATATAACATTAAGTGACCTGATTGATCTGGAGTCTTTATCCAATACACTCCTGAAAATAAACTATTAGGATGTAAATGAGGCCTATTATATCCACTTGGATAATTAATGTTTGCCCACATATTTCCCAGTACAGGTTTTGGATCTAAATGTTCTTTTTTAAATATTTCCTCCTGCATAGCAAAGAGTTCTTTCGTTAAAACATTATACTCTTCTTTTTGATTCATGTCGGTTTTACTATGCCAGCCATTAACATTGGTTCGTTTCTTACCTTCTGGATCAGTCTGACTCCACTTAATAACTTGTTGTTCTAAGTATTGATTAAGCTGAACAGCATTAGGTAAATCCTTTATATAAACTGGAGTTGGAAAATGATACTCAGTAATCATTTAAAGGGTGGACCTCCAAACCACATCACTAAAGAATATCGTTCTCCTTTAGTTACAGGTTTAACTCGATGCTGTAACCAGCTGGCAAAGAAAATTGCTTGTCCTTGCTTTAATTTTACTGTCTTCCCCGTACTCATAATCTCTAACTCCCCACCTTCAAAAGTAGAAGGATCGGACAATAAAAGTGTCATAGAAATTTTGCGAACAGGAGGTTGATGTTTTCCTAATACATCATTATCCATATGCCATTCATAAAATCCACCTGTAAGATAATGTGTAAATTGTCCAGGTTCAGTTAATCTCATGCCTTCAAAACCAAAGTGATTGTTATTAGCTTTGAGCATAGTGGATTCAATATCCCGATACATCTCTGGCATATCTTTAAAAGGAATCCAGCTAATCATAGTAATTCTTTTTTTAGTATCAACACCGCTTCCTTTAGGATTACCCATACCAACAGAAGCTGTTTCTTTTTTTAAACTCATACCCTTGTTAATCACCATCTGACATTGTTTAGGTGAAAAGATGGGCTGTGTAGTTTCAACTATATAACTTTTCCAAATCGGTTCTGTTGGGTTCATCCTGCGCTCCTTGTTGATACTGGGTTATATTCGACATCCATGTTGGCTGCAAGAGTTCGTCTAATAGCATTGAGATTAGTATGCGGATAAACACAATGCCTCATGTCATAAGGAAAGATATAAAAATCTCTTTCTTCTGCATTAGGTGAATAATCGGATTTAACAAATTGACCACCCGCTGCACCAATAATTGAAAGTCTACCATTCATAGGGACATCTTCTCGTGCAAATTCAGGACCCATATCCTTTGGAAGGTTTAATATCATAACAGATGAAAGTCCTGTATAAATAGTTCCTTGATGAATGTGAATAGGATTATATT